TACCCTTACCTTGAAGTCTTATTACTTTATCTGCAACATATGTAATAGCATCATATGGTCTCCAATTAGGAGAGCTGAAACATACTTTACTATGTTTTTCAAAATTCGCTGCTCTTACTTTCTCTCCACCTTTCAATACATCCTTTGCAACATATTGAGGAAAATTATCTTTATCTTTATGTTTTACACAAGGACCAAATGCACCAAAAATTCTATTTGCTTCATTCAAAAATGCCTCATGAGATGTTAGATGTAAAATATACATCGCTGCTCTTTCATTCTTAATGAAACTACCAAGTTTAAACACACGGAAAACAACCTCTAGAGGATCATTGTCTGAGCTCTCTGATGTGAATTTAAGCTTTACAACTTCCTTACCACGAATTGATTTGTATAAGTCAATAGAATCAACTATTGCTATGTCTGCTCTTAGAAACGGACTGTCAATAGACTCATAGTATTCTATAGATGCAACAAGATCACGAATGTCATATACATCATCACCCTTAAGTCTTGCTTTAGGTGACAATGCTTCATTCCACTGCATCTTACCTGTTTCACCAAAGGCAATAGATGCTTCATTCAGCTCTACAATTTTTGATCTTCTATTTGCCATTATTTAAGTTTGTTAGTGCAATGCATATCAGGTTTAATGCTTCTAAAGTTATCAAACTTAGAAACAAAGAATGGATCTGCTTCATTCCATTGTGAGAAGTTAGGTGTAATGATAGGGACATCTTCTGCCTGACCACCACCTCCACTAGACTGTGATGCCATATTTGCTACCATTTGATTCTGTTGCTCAACGGCAGCTGCCATGTCTGCGTTACTTTCTGTTACCATCTTTTGTAACTCAGCATTCTCTTGTATTCTAAATTCACTTATTGTTTCACCAGACTTCTTGACTTCTTTCTCATCAGAAAGATACATCTTTAGTTTGTCTAGATCACCTGACTTTTTATAAGGTGATATCTTTTTCTCATTTTCTCTATTTTTAAATGCATATTCACCCCTCTCATTCATCTGTTGGTCACCACTAAAGTTACCACCCTCTCTACCTCTATCTTTAGCACCCTGTCCTCTTAGATTTTTCCTTTTCTTATTCTTCTCTTCAATCTCAGCTTTTGACTTTAAAGTTGCTGTTGCGTTGGTCTCATTCCAACCCATCTTCATATTAACATAATCAGCGATAGGCATTTGTGCCTGCTTATAGTCACCATCTACATAGAATTTATTTACAGCTCTCCTCTTTCCTTTCTTTAATCCTAAGAAACCTGTCCTATAGTATTCCCAAGGTCCATAAATTTCAACAGCTCTAAAATCACCCGCAGCAGTATCTTCTACATTTCCACCTGCTGCAATCAACTCTTGATACGAATTATATTCACCACCTGCAGCGAAAGGTAAAGCATAACCTTTACTCTTTGCTTCTTTCATTCTCTGATCAGTTAGACCTGCATTTGATTTTGTCTTAGGTGTATTGAATGGGACAATGAATGCTGATCCACCACTTGCTTTCTTAGGATATCCAACCCACTCCAAACCGTGACCAATAAATGATGTAGATTTACCACCATTTAAACTTACAGGATAACCAGATTGAGGACCATTGATCCATCCACCTAATTTACCACCACCTGCAAACCAGTTACTAGGATTCAACCATCCACCACCGCCGTCTCCTTCCTTTAGGAGTCCGACCAACTTTTTCATATATCCTAAGACACTACCTAGTGCACCATTGACATCATTATCTTCAGATGCCACTGATAAATCTGCACTTTCTCCACCTTCTGCCATTTGTGGGACAACTACAACACCACCTTCTGCTTTCGCAGGTACACCATAATTAGCAAGCTTTTCAGCTCGACTCATATTGAAGTAAGCAACATATTCATCTGTAGAAACTTCTTTATCGTTAATATATCCCTTACCAGAATCCATATCGAATCGACTCGATATAGTTTTCTTAGTAGTAGTCTTTGTAACTTTTGTTTTTGGTTTCTCTTTTTTCGGAGCTTTCTTCTCTTTATCCGATCCACCTGCAAAGAAACCTAATACAAAAGTCAATGCTTTCATCAATCCAATCAAGGGTGCAAATGCTGCTGAGCCAAAGAATGTGGCAACTTTCTTGATAGTTGGCATTGCTGGCTCAATAAAATCTAAGACCTGAGTGAATGCATTACCAAGTGCCTTAAAGAAGTCCCCTGCTGCCTCCTGTATGGGTGTAAAGACTGCTGAGAATACTTCAGCAACTTGTCCAAAGAATCTTTTGATTGGTGCAATAATAGGCTCCATTGCTTGAGCAATACCTTTACCTGCTGCTCCACCAACAAATGCACCTGCTGCTTGACCTAACATTGCTCCGCCAGGTATTCCAGATGCTGCTCCAATAGCACCACCTATCTGTGATCCTGCTCCTGCTCCAACACCAGTACCTATTGCCTCTGCCTGATCCATGCCACTCATGCGTGCAGCTGCATATGCTGCACCACCAAATGCTACACCACGACCTAGACGACTACCTAAAACTGCTCCTCCAAATTTCTTAAGTTTGCTTCCCAGTTTACCTGCCTTCATTAGGTTTTTCACCATGCCAAATAGCATGCCTACTACTGCCTTAATACCTTTAAGTGCTGCTATTGGATTGGAAAGTAGAGCAAACCCTGCAAATATAGGTGCCAATGATAACGCAAACTGCATTACCCCAAAGAATCCTTTCAAACTTAATGGATTCTCTAGAAACTTCATAAGACCATTTGCTGCAGATCCCCCAAGGAAACTAATCACACCAAATGCCCACTTACCTATCTGATACAGACCCTTTGCTAATCGTTTAACTTTCTCTGGATTCTTAGCTAAAAAATCAAATATTGCAAACTTAACTATACCTGAGAATAACCAACCTGCAATATTAGCAAATGTCTGAAAGAAACCTCCAAACATTGCCTTAGTTACTGCTCCAAGTCTCTCAGCAAATTTACTAGATGTATTCTTTACTTCTGCAGCTTCGTCTCTATTCTCTCTTTGAGTTACTTTCTTCTTCCTTATCGTTTCTCTATTTCTGTCACGTTTTTCATCTTCATCTTGTCTCTTCCTATATCTCTCCTGTATACCTCTCTCTGATATCTGAAAGTCTACAATCTCTTTCATAGTGCCTGCCATCTTATTAGCAACTAATGAAAGAGAGTTTAGTGTGCCACCAATACTATTGACAGCACTTATATTTGCCTTCAAACCCGATTGTACATCCTTGGTTTCTTTACTCGCACTATTATCCACTCCCTTAAAAGATACCATCTTATAAAGAGTAGGTTTTTTAATAGTGGTCTTAGGTTTATCCATTACTTATGAATAGCTGGATGTAAGGGAGTAAAGATTTGGACAGGGTTTGAAGTGGGGGTAGCACTATTATTTATTGGCACTGGGACAGAGACTGGGATAATGTTACCTGACATCATTGCACCATTTTCCAAATCTTTTTGTTGTTGTGCACTTGTTTTTATTTTATTACTATAATCTGTGACGTTACTTACTGTTGTAGGAGGTGTGGGAGCACTTTTTATAGTAACACCCTTAAATGCCTCACCTATTTTCCTAAATAAGTCTTCTAGATTATCAATTAAATTTCCTTTTTCTGATTTCGGTTGCGTATCATCTTTTATTTCTAACTCTGAGTCTGAGTCCTCTTTTGACGGTTTTATTGTAGGCTCAACGATAGGTGTTGGCGTAATAGTAGGTTTGAAATTACTTGGATCTCCAAATGCTTTTTTTAATGCGTCATAGAATTTAGTGCTCTTTGTGCCAAATCCATCTGTAGATACCTGACCTGTCTCTAACCATTTTAATGCAGCATTCCACCCTGTGTTGTGTGCGTAACCCAAGATTGCCATCTGATCTAACTTAGGTTGATTAATAAACTCTTTATATGGAGTTAAGTATGACATATTCGCAGCAGTATATCCTGCAAATAGATTCTCCTGTAGTTGTGGACTCCTTCTGAAAAACAGTCTCGTTACAGGATTATGACCAGGATCTTCAATACCAAACAACCTTGCACCATCAGACTTTGCCATGGCACCCATTTGATATCTACCATCATAATTATCACTACTGCCACCTTTTGCAAGGTAATTATTACCAGACTCAATGGCACCTATTGTATTTCTATAGGTATCCCATACGTCTGGATCTATACCTAACTTTGCTTTTACAAAGTCATATGGGACTTTTACATTACCACCTGCAGCTTTCTCTTCTGGTTTATCTCCTGATTCTAGTTTTGCTACTGCTTTTTTAAGGACAGCTATCATACCTGTTGCAAAGAAAACTAATGTCTTTTTGAGAGCAAATCTAAATATTCCACCTGTAGCATACTCTTCTGGTTTTGCTACATTTGGTTTCTGTATTACGATCTTAGGTGCTACTAAGTTTTCATCTGCATTTCCTGTAATAACCTCAGCATTGAAGAATTTTCCAAAATATTTTCCACCCTTAGCAAACTGATCAAAATCTGGTTTTTTCTCTGATCCTTTTGCATTTGCTACCTGATCTAGATCTATGTCTTCGCCAGGATCCTTACGTCTTATGACATCATATGCAAATCCTATAGGATTTATAGTGAATGCAACAATATTCTTAATTAAATTGAATGTAAATGATAGTGTCTTAAATATTAATTTAATACCTGTGCCCAATACGAGACCCACAAACTTCATGATAGGAGTAAATGCCTTCAAGACAGTGCTAATAATATTACCCAATGCACTGAAGAATGTGCCAAGTAACTCTTTCATTGGCTCAATCACTGGCATAAGTGGTGCTAAGAATATCTCCTTCATCATGCCAAATGCTCGTGCCATAGGCTCAAAGATAGGTTGGACAATAGGTCCTATCTTACTACCAATAAATCCACCTAAGAAATCACCAATAGCAGCACCTATCATAGGACCGAAAGGACCTAAGAATGGTAACAATGCTCCACCTGCTGCTGCTCCTGCTATACCACCAACTGCCTTTCCTACACCTGCTCCCACTGCTGTACCTGCTGCTTCTCCTTCTTGATCTCCTGCTAATGCTCTTGATATTCCACCTATTGCAGATGTAGCACCTGCTAACATCGTAGCACCACCGCCAGGTATCCTTCCTTTAATTCCTTTGAATGCGTTACCCATACGTCTGGTAGCACCCATTCTCATACCACCAATCTTTGTGGTTGGTCTAACTCTATTCTCAAATGATTTTATACCGCCAGGTTGTTTCCTAGCAGACTTACGCATCGTATTATACTCTTGCTTTGTATAGTAACGACCAGTCTTCTTATCGAAATATCCACTTTTTACTCTCTGTGATGCTTGTTTAGCACCTTCTTCAGCTGTCTTAGCATCTCGAAAAATACTTGTTAATCCATTTACGTCACCAAACAACTTCCATGGCATAAGGATGTATTGTGCACTTCTAAGAGCTGCAAGACCCAATAAAAACTGCATACCACCTGTAAAGAAGCGGAATGTCCTTTGTATCTTATTTTCACCAGGCACGCCAGTCCCAAACATGTTAACCATGCCATTAAAGACCTGACCTATGCCAAAACTAGCAATCTTATATGTAAACTTTACCAGTGATCCAATTATTTTGAATACAGTTTGAATTGCTTCTCCATTATTCTGCATCCATGTAAGACCACCAAATATAGCAAATGCTCCGAATAAAGTACCAAAGAAACCTCCGATCCTTGCAAGCATCTTCTTGAAAGGAGATAGTATTTCTTTACCTCGTTTCTTTTGTATCTCTTGCTTTTCCTTAGCAAGTTTCTTTGCTAATTTTGCAGAGTCCTCACGTTTTTGTTTAAACTTTGCTCTTTTTTCTTGCACTATTAATCGAGCTGCAAGCAACTTCTTTTCTTTATTTTTCGCTGATTCGTATGCTTTATCTCTTCCCTTCGTTTCAATTATAAAACTTTTTTGAAACTCAAGTAGTGTTAAGGTTGACTCAAATGATTTACCAATACTAGTAGTCGTCCGTCCGAGTCTGTTCACGCTCGTCCTAAGCCCATTCATGTTGCGACCTACAGCGGTCGTGGACTTAAACGCTTTAACTCTTACGAATGACCTAATTGCACTCATTAAAGATTTACTCGATTTCTGTTATTCTCTGCTGCACGTCGTCTTTCTTCCTCTTGAAGATAACCTAGTAACAAATTAACGTAAACATCTCTTTCCCATGGGATCATATTCTCTAACTCGGTCAAAGAATACTTATGATGTTGCATTAACGCAAAATTCGTCTTATAAAGATTCTCTAGAGAATCGTGCAACAGGGCTATGCGAAAAAAGCTGCTAATCCCTCAAATGTTATATCATTATCTTTTTTGGTTTTAGGGTTTCGCACAGTCATAGTGTATGTGAGTTTTGGAATAGTCTCGAAGAATGTCTGGATTTTAGCGAATTGGTCTGAATTTAGACTCTCAAGAAAATCAACTGCTTCCTTCTTAGTGAAACTATCATAAACTTCATCACCATCAAAAGCTTGGGCAATACAACCCGCTGCTAATTGAAAAACATCATCAATAGTCTGATCTCCTTCAGTCATGTTTTGCTGAACAAAGATGTCAAGTGAAGGATACTTCATGAGGACACCTACATCATCAGTAAACATAATCTTAGGATCATGATCTTCAGGTACTTCAAGCTCGACTTGATCAAGTGGGACTTTTACATCTACCTGTGTCTTTTCATCATCTGGGCAGGTTACCTTGAATTCACTGACCTCACCGACCGCCTTTGAGCGGATCTTGAGGAAAACATACTCAATTTCAAAAGTCGCAAGTTTTTCAACGTCCTTCTCTGAAAGTGATGTACAGTTTTTGATAATTGTCTTGACTGCTTTAACCATCTCCTTCTCATTCTTCGATTCCATTGCGAGGTAGAGGAGTTTCTCTTCCTTAACAAGGAATGGGCGGTAAGATAATTTCTTACCTGTAAGAGGGATCGTAAGGTCATGCTCAGGTAACGCAAGTTTGGGTAAAGGCATAATATACTCAAATTGTAATTATATTTAGAGACCAATCCCGACAAAATTCTCGAGGCTGGAGTCTATGCTAAGGGAAGATAGCACTTCGTTGTTATCCATTGGGATAGTGATATCTTTAAGTGACCCCTTAAACATCTTAGCATTGTTAGGGGTATCCATACGGTATCTTTCGTAATAGAAAGAAACATCTAACTTAATTAGATCAGTAGGTCCATTATTTAGGGTGATTGCAGACATGTCAAATGGGAATGCCCCATACATTGTCCAACATGATGATACACCATTAAAACGTCTTGTAACTTCTTTATCTTCTGATATTCCTTGTTTTCCCATGTAATTAGATGCCAATTCCCACTTAATCAACCGCATTGTAGTCGTATATTGATCATACATGCCAACTCTATTTTCTGAGTCAGATGCTGTGAAATTCATCCATCTTTCAAAGTATTCTCTATGATACATGTCTTTAGGTAGTAAGAATGACACTTGCATCTCACTAAATGTTGTATCTGTGGCAAATCTCCTCATTGCACCTACATCTCTTACTGTGCCAACAGTGATTCGTCTACCAGGTATAGACACTGTATCAGCAAAGTAATTCATCATTTCAGCGTGCTCACGATATCTATTCATTAACCCTGCTTGATTATCCACTAATCCAAGTGCTTCATCTAAGAATTGCGTACCATTTGAAGACTTTGAGTGGAATAGACCACCAATAGAAGACATTACTGGGGGAGGGTTCACTACAACTTGAAAGAGATTGGATCTCGCAGGTGTCTTATTACCTGAGTTGATCTGATCTCTAAATCTATTAAACGAGTTGGGTTCTCTATAACTCATACTTTGCTCCAGATAAAGCTACTAGGGACTTCCACTTTCACTCCTGCTCTTGTAAACAGAAACTGCTCTAAAGGTAGTGGCACATAATCTGTAAAATATTCGGGTGGCACTAAGTATATATTCGATGCTGCCGACATAAAGTATTTATGATGGCACTTAGCGGGATATGTCGTACCTCCCGATGCAAATGATTTTCCTACTGCTTGTCGTATAGATGGGCGTAGATAATGGATATTACCACCGTTAAACTGCTGTAGAAAACTATCAATCTCTCTCACATAGGTTAGCGGATGCATGTCATACCAGTCTAAATTAGCTGACTGTGCTACATAGTCATAGAATATGATATCACCTGCTTGTAAAGGACGCCCTATAGGCTCTAGTTCATACCTAACCTGTGAGCGATACCAATCCTTTGATTTGCTCGCCCCACTTGCTAGATCTCTAATATCCTTGAAACTCATACTTTTAGGTGTTTTTCAGTTAATATCATAAATTCCATATTTCTATCCTTACAGTATTCAACTGCTGCTTTCCATTTTGCTTGGTTGATACCAAAAGTTTTCACTTCAGTGATGTAATTCTTTGTTTGTCTTTTAGGTCTCTTAGGCACCATACATTGTTTCTCTGGTTTGACTTCAACGATATATTTCTTAATACGCTCGTCTCTAGTCTTCGCTTTTACATAAAAATCAGGAAAATATCGGTGCACACGACGATCAACAGGTGAGATATAGGGTATAACTATCTCTTCACTACCCCATTGGAGCACATTTTCATTCTTATCGCACCAGACCATAAACTTTCTTTCCCACAAACTCCTATAAATAATATTTGTAGGATCTCCTTTATATTTTTTCGGATGTGATGGTCTGTACCTACCCGAGTAACTCATGTCAAATAATAGACTACTAGTATTTCCAAGATCAAAACCATACGGTGCAAGTCGCTCTGAGACTAGGGGCGATGTATCGCATAATGACGCATATCCAACTCAGGTGGTTGATTACCTTAAATTAGATATATTCGATAGTCAGAGTGGTAACCCCTATAATAATATAGGAGGAGATTCAACCGCAACTGTAGGATCCTCAATTTATTTATACCTCCCACCCAAAATATCTGAGCAATTTAGTGCTAACTACACAAATCACAAAATGGGTCAGACAGGTAATGCTGCATTAGGTCTTGCTTCACCTGGAGGTATGGGTGATGGTTTTAATGACAAAGTAAAAGCTGCTGCAACAGGTGCTAAAGCACAATTAGGATTCAAAATGGGATCCCAAGCAATAAATGCAGTGGTTGGTGCAACAGGAGGAAAATCAAGTCTTTCTGCTAACAGTCTTTCTGCTCTAACTCAAAAAAGAGTCTTTAACCCCTACGAAGAGACCACTTTTGAGGGTATGAATTATAGAAAACATAATTTTAACTTCAAATTAGTGCCTAAGAGTGCAAAAGACGTAGAAATGATATCTACCATCATTAAGACACTTCGTGTCTCTATGTTACCTGGCTCAAGTAAAAAGATGTGGTTAACTATACCTGATTACTTCAAAATCAGTCTAATTAGATATAGTGACGATGGCACAACTGAAAAGATTTCTGCACCTGGCAAAGAAGGCGGTGTATTGCAAGATTTATATAGATTCCCAACTAAACTTGTCTTAACAGACATGGGTATTGATTATGCACCTGATGGCAACTATGCCTCCCTTAAATCATTCTTTGGTAAATCAGGTGGTAACAGTGACTATGATTACGGTCCTGTAAGTTACAATCTATCACTTACCTTCAGTGAAACAGCACTTATGGTTAAAAACTTCTACGATTCCGAATATCAGTATAGTGAAGATGGCGAATGGAATTGGGAAGAATGGAATGGTGATGAAAGCGAAACTACAACAAGCTAATGTCTAATTATTTCTCATATCTACCTAATATTAATGTAAGGCAAACTGGTTATCGTGAAGATAGCACGTCTCCTTATGTTAATGCGAAGAATATCTTCAGAAGAGTCAAAATCCGTGATGAGTTAAATGACATCATTTTGGGTTTTGAGAAGTATTATATCAAGAATGCTGAAAGACCAGATCAACTTGCTAAGAAGTTTTATAATGATACTAAGTATGACTGGGTTATTTTAGTATGCAATGAAATAACCAATATATACAACGATTGGCCAATGAATGAGCATGAATTGACTCAATATATAATGAGAAAATACAATTTTAGCAATCCTAGTGATATTGGTCAAACTAGACATTGGGTAACACAAGAAGTAAAGAGAGACGGTAGAGTGCATTTAGCGTCAGACCTAGAAGTGCCAGAAAACTTTGAATATTCGTTTCCAGACGGTGTAGTCATTCCTAGGGCAGATCTTGTAAATCCTGTTTCTTACTACCAACACGAAATGAAGGAAAATGAGCGAAAACGTCTTATTTACATTTTACGTCAAGAATACCTAGATGACTTTGTAGAGGAATTCTTCAGTTTAGTCTCATATCTACCAAATGACGAATTAGAGATAGATCCGCTTGGAAAGTCAACAAAGATAACTCATCGCACAGTCGAAGAAATCTTCAAACCAACCAAAAAGGAATATTCGACCGAAATCGGAAAATCACCATCTCTCACATTCTTGGCACAACAGCAACTTACCTCAAGAGTGTATACACCTGCAACTGGGTCTACAGAGAATGGCACAAACGTTGCAGCAACCTTATCACCTTATGATTCAAGTGGATCCTTCACAGACACAAGCACAAGCACGGATAGTAGCACTAGTGACAGCAGTAGCTCTTCTTCTTCATCTAGCAGTAGCAGCAGTAGTAGCTCTAGCAGCAGTAGTAGTGGAAGTAGCGGATCGGGTTATGGAGGGGGTTACTAGGTATTTTTACTTATCGCGACCCTACAGACAAAAAAATACCCCGAATTTTTTTTCGGGGTCTCGTGGAACTGGAAGTCATTTTTGGTTTAGATAACCTTTCTCTTTTAAAAAGTGCAGTGCTTCCTTTAATGATCCAAGGTGCACACCATCAAGTGTTAGCTGTGGATAGGATGCATCACCACCGAATTCCATTTGAAATTGCTGCGTAGTAAAATCATTATCCACTAGATATTCTACATACTTACCACCGAGTGCTGCCACTAGTTGACATGCTCGATGAGATTCCTGTCCACTATCTGAATAGATGGTGACAGGTTTTTCTTTTAGTGGTGGATACTCTGAGATAAGTTTCTGTCCACTATCTACAAACTCTTGACTCTTGTCTACTTTAATTACCATGAGGTTTGTGATCCTTGAATTTGTCGTGGTTACCGTCGCCTGGCATCTTACCATACGCAACGTATTGAATTGCTTGCATTGATCCCTCTAGTCTTTTGAGATCAGTTTCATTCTTAACATACTCGTCATACCAACCTTTTAATTCATCCTGTCTAGCAGACAGTTGCATAGTACGCTTAGTAAAACGAGCGATGAGTTGCTCATATGATTCAGTAGTTTTCATTCACCTAAAGTATGTATGACAGGTTTTTCTGTCTTCAATATATTATATAGTCTGGCATCATCTGCACACGACACTGGTATAAACTCAGTGCCAACATCAAACCCTTCATACCTATGTGACTGGTTGATCACGATGCTACCTGACTCTCCTGATTGTGACCTATGAAATGTGCCACGAGGTATAACTAAAGCACCACTAGCACGATTAAGATTCACTATGTGATAGGGATACTTCCATGTCTCATTGACTAATTCAAAAGTCCTCTCTCCTTGCACCACTCTATTATAATCATCTTGGTATTGATGTATATAAAACTGTTTAGCACCAACCACATCGGGTGGGGGTGATATAGCAGCACCAGTATGGACTACAAGGTCAGAAGCATTGGATGCTTCTACTGTTATGTCATAAAAAATAACATCATCTGTCTCTCTAAACACACGATGCTTATTAAAGTGGATGTCACTCATTGTTTCTGTAGTTTTTCTACCACTGTTTCTTTACCCATGGGTGCAATGTCATTCAATCCATTCGCATCAAACCATGGTGCTTCTTCCCAATCAAAACCTTCACCGAATGTATTGTCAGGTGACATGACATACCAATGACACTTAGCGTCAGGCACATCTACTGCACACACTGCCCAATCATCTGCCCACTGAGGCACTTGCACATACATTACTGGTAAATGATTTGCACTAGCACGACTTGGCAATCCTATTAGAATTACCCATGCCATAATTAATACAGACCATATGGTAACTAACTTACGTTTCACATCCCATTCCAAAATGTATCAGTTGGTGTTGCCATGTTTCTCGAGATGAAATACAAACCTACATTACAAGCAAACCAATAGATGTTAACCATCCATGCTTGTCTCCAACAATATTTTCTGTTAGTCTGGACAATATAATTGTTTCTCTCATTCATTGTCTTGTCAACTGTTAAAGGTCTTGCCTTAAGAATCTGCTCCAATATTAGTGAGATTACAAACCCAATAGCAAAGACATAAAACAACAGGTTTAGTAAACCTGCCATTGAAAATAAGAATGCTAACATTTATTCTTCGTCCTCCCTAATTTGAATTGCTGCGTCCAACTTATCAAACATAGTATCTGTAGACATCACGGTGTCTAGATGTGAGATCAATGCTCCCAACTCTCTGACAATGAAAGGTCTCTCGGATCTTGCTGCAAAAGCAAGTGCTTCACGAAGATTAGTTTCCGCTGCCTTCAGACTTTCTTCTACTTGTTTTGATAATGCCATTAATCTTTTTTGTGTGCTTGTCTATGACCTTCGACTATTGCATCAACAATAATCTTTTTTAATTCTCTTGATTTCTTTTTACCAAGACCTGCTCTTGTATCTATCTTTACTTTCAACCAGTAAAGACCAATGATGATAGCAAGAAATGGGATGGCATCTTCCCACGCAATAGTATTGTATGCGTTAGCAAGATCTCCAACAACTGCAAACATAATAACCTCAATCAATTTGACATCCTGTAATTGCACCAGTAACAATACCAAGTGGTATTGACCATGCCATCGCATCAGGATCGGATATTCCTGCTGCTACTCCTCCACCTAGGATACCACCTAGGAAAGCACCATCTTCATTACACTCACTGGGTGCTGTGTCTCTTCTAATAGAGGGAGGAGAAGATCTCCTCCAACCACAAGGCACTTCAACTGTAGTGCGATAAACATCAACGTAACCAGGACTATTTGCTGTGCCAGGTCTATAGACCTCCTTATACTTCTCCTCATAACATGTACGAGATGAAGTCCACCCAGACCATCCTCTATATTCATATTCGGATCGCTCACGCTCACCAGTAGTAGGATTAATGTATCCATTGTGGTGTGCGAATGCAGGTGTAGCAGCAAACAGTGCTATTGCGGTTACGATTGACTTCATTAGTCTTCTTCAGCGAGTTTTGCAAAGTAAGAAAGATCTACATCCTCTTCACTCTTTAATGATTCTACCTTATCACCAAACCCTGTGCGTAGATTAGGGACACTTTGTGAAGTGGACTCCTCCTCTAATGTTTCTGGGTCAGGTCTCTTAGGTGTAACCTTCAAGACAGAATTGAGACGTGTCTCTAACTCTTCATAGGTTTTAAACTGTGACTGTGATGTAAAGTCTTTAAGACTATAACATTCTTTCCAAGTTGCTTCCAACTCAGCGTCAGTTTTACCTGCTAATGTAGAAGGGTTTGCAAACCCACTCTTATCATAATTCCAAAAACCTGCAACCTTACAGATCTTTAATCTAAAGTCTGCACCATTCCATAGATCGAATGGATTGATTGCTTGCTCATCTTCAAACTCAGGTTGTGCAGCAGCGACAATCTTGTCATGGATCTTCTTACCATACTTATAAAGGAAAACTTTTCCTTCATTCTCTGGATTCATTTCATCCTTAACGACATAGATGTTGCTGTAGTAAGAGAGTTTTCTCTTCTGCTTCCTCGCAATTTCCTTGTCTGTATCCTGTCCACTATTCCACAACTCTCTGTTGAGGTCAGACACAGGATCCTTTTGTCCTAAAGTCGTTAGACTATTCTCAATGTACCATCCACCAGGACCTTGGAAGGCATGACTCCATACTTGTGCCCAAGGAAGGTCTTCACCTTCTGGCTCTGGTAGGAATCTAATAACAGCATACCCATTACCGCTCTTATCTAGAGACGGTTTCCATAGACGCTCATCAACTTGAGCACTGCCTGCAGGTTTCTGTAGTTTTTCAATCTCCTTTGTAAGTTTTGCAAAGGATGAGCCTGAGGCTTTCTTGAGTGATGCGAATGACATCTTTGTATTCTCCGTGTTTGTATTTGGCATTTGTGCCACCGATATATGATGACATACTATTTAGGTTTTGTCAAGACCTTGTGTCTTATTTTTTATGATGATATCCGTACCATCATGAGAGAATATAATCTCATCATCTGGATCCCAAAGTAACTCTTCCATGACATCGTTAAGACGCTTCATGTCTTCCCATAGTTGCTCATTGTTCGGCATCATTCATCTCCTTCTTCCATCCTATAAGTTTGTCCTCCATAACTTGTAAGACAGACATAAGATCCATACCACCTGTGGTTTTGAATGACAGTGTGTCTACTCTATCTTTAATAAATTCTACTGCTTCATCTGAATCATCTTCATGTGCTGCGAGTGCTAGTCGTGCATAAAATACTTTCTGTTTAGCAATCAACTCTAGTGTCTTGTCAATGTGCTCTACTCTTTTCTTTATATCATACTCTGCAAATCCTGCAGACATCTTAAGTAACTCTGTGTATGTAGTCTGGATATCATCAAGAGAATTTCTTACTACATCACTCTGAAAAAATTCTTCATTACTCTCGGTCATAATGGCAAGACTCCTCTACTTGTGCGTTTAACATAATTTAGTTGCTGAGCATCCCACTTAATTTTATCCTTTAGAGGACGTGAGATTAATTTATTGACAACTTCTATCTCTATACCGTATTCTTCACAGATAGTTGTTACTGCTTCGATATAATTTGTTAGACCTTTACTTTCTTTGACAAGATTTTCTACCAGAGAGGTAAATTTTCCTTGCGTCATAAATTCTTTTTCGATGTCGTTCATGAGACCTCCAGTCTTAAGCGAGAGACTCCACCAGACTCAATGAGTCCCGAGGGAAATGCATTTGCTGCGATTGTCATGCGAGGTCTTTCTGTTGTATTTGGTTGTGCATAGTGTCTGATACTGGGAGGAAAACAAATGTATTTTCCTGGCTCAGTCTCTTCTTCATGCATAATATGATACTTAGTATCAGTATAATCTCCAAAGGGAGAGATGTTAGTATTAGTATACCATGGATTTGGTAAAAGCCAAACTGTTTTATCCCTATTGTGTCCAGATGCATAATAATTACTACTCAGGAAACAATTTGGATGTGTGTGGTCAAAGAAATGATCGCCAGGATCATTCTTGTTTGCCCACGATGAGCATAACTTTAATGATGTAGCGTTGGGTGCTATATCTTTTCTTACTTCCTCAAGGCATTCATTTATCCATACAAATAGATCAGCAAACACTGGCTCATCATGTATGTTACGTCCTGTGCCACGAGCATTAATACCTGCCCAGATCCAGTTAGTATCATTACGATTCCACTGCTCATTCTCTAAGTCATGTGCAACCTTTTCTACATCACCAGGATAATAGAAACGATAGAAAGGAATACCTAAGAAGGTGTCTTTCATAGACGTGACTCAATGAAATCCCTATACTCTTTGATATAATCAAGGAGTTTATTAATATACTTTTCCTTGTCATATCTCTGCTCTATTTGCATCTCACCTGCTTCAGACACAGAGATAGTTACAAGTTTGTCTACTTCAATACCAGTGTGCTCATAATACATGTAAGCATAAGCACTACACTGCACAAAATAATTCTCCAACCACTGAGGTTTCTTCAACTCTCTTGTAGTTTTGAAATCAATTACAGCTAACTCGTTATCAAAGTGAGCAAGGCAATCAACACGACCAGCAAGAAATAACTTGTTAGAATAAAGAGGGGCTTCAATAAGATGGATATCAGTAATACGATCAAGCTCCTTACGAGCAGCCCTAAAAAGGTAGTTGGTAAGACCTTCGCCTTTCTGATGTGCCTCAACATTTTCATTCCTCAAATACTTTTCAACGTGGTTGTGATACTTTGTCCCTCTCCATGAAGATTTCATACGAATCTTTTCTGCAGCATGGAAACCGACACGTTTCTGCCACTCCATAATACCTGCTTTGGATTGATGACCTATGACAGTAGTCACAGATGGCACCCATGCGGTGTCAAGTTTATAGAATCTACCTTGCTCTAAGGTGCGTGATTCTAACTCAGGAATCTCACAAGGAGGTCCCACATAATTAAACATAATAATTAATATCCAAGTTGTATTTTAGACACGAGGTATTCTTTAACAAGACCTGACCTCACGATGTCATCGATACCAAACTCCACACAGGTGAAGGATGGCATCTGTTTTAGAATTCTAAGGAAGTCTAAGATACCTTCTCTCTCATTAGATCTAACTAAGTCTGATTGAAAGTAATCACCACAGAAAATAATCTTACAGTCTGTGCCTACACGAGTAATTATACTATCTAACTCGTGAAAATTCAAGTTACTAAACTCATCCACTAGTATGATTGAGTTGTCAAATGTTGTACCCCTGATAAACGAGGTAGACCAGAAACTTATTGTTTCTTGAGCACGAAGATTAGAATACAATGCCTCGAAACTATTATCGTCTGGCATCTCAAACATATACTTCACCATATTCTTATAAGGAATCTGATAAAGGTTTGACTTATCTTCATGGTCACCTGGTAGGAAACCAATCTCTCGTGTAGGCACAAGAGATCTCACCATGTATAATTTCTCATACTTGGATGATGGATCAAGACATTGCTTCAATGCAAGATACAAAGAGATGAATGTCTTACCCGTACCTGCTGCTCCATGGAGCACAAGATTCTGCTCCTCACCATATGCTTTCCAGATCTTCTCTTGGTTTTCAGTAAGAGGCTCAATGGTTTTAAGATGCTCAAGATTGATAGGTTTCTTTCTTCGCATCACCTTAGTTGGGATGTTTGCTAGTGTTTTCTGTTTCCTTCCTGGCATTAGGTGTAACGGCTAAGGTTTGCTAAGGGGTGTGCTGCTTGGACTTTAGACATGACTTCTTTGAATCCGTCAGTCTGTTTAGGTAATCCGTAGGTCGTACCTGCGATACCTGCTTGCCAGTCTTTATCCCATTCGGGATTCTCTTCTCTCCACTTTTCGTAGGATGAGATAGACATTTGAAACTCTTTCTTTTCTCCTGTCTCTTTGTTTTTTACATTGTAGATTGGCATTAGTCTATCCTTAAACACGGTTGTAAATCGTCCCACTCATCGGGACACCCACAGTCTTCGCACCATTCAAGTGCTTTAGCGACGATAGGGAATTGACACATGAATACTTTCTTACAAGCATTTGCAATGTCCATGTGTTCTTTTTGTGTGCCATGAGAAGACCGTAAATCTATGTAGTGAATCCATGAGCGGACTGATCCTGTCATGTATATCTTAGTGGGGGTTGATAAAGGTAATACCATTCTAGCACACTCTTTAGCAATTCCGTGTCTCAATAACTCGTTATATAAATCTACTCCTTCATTAAAATACTGTGCAATCCTACCTTGTAGGAAATACTTTTCTTCTTGTGGCACATCATCGATACTATTCTGTCTATTCTTATCGTCTTGACGACGTAGATCAGGGACAGGAATCTCTTTCTCAACTGCTGCATAGCGTTGTGAGAATTCTTGGAATGTAAATGACCTGTGTCTCAATATCTGTGCTGCAATAGCACGAGAGGTATTGATCTCTAGTGTCAGGTGTGCCTGCTCAAACACAGACCAATGCTGATGCTTGATACAGTAGGACAGAAGTCCTGCTACGTTTGGATTGTCTTGATTGTTAGGGTTACTCACACGAGCAACGTATCCCATAGTTTTCTCTGCGTCAGGGGTGACACTAATCAAACAAACTTTATTAGTCATGCTTAAAAATTAGTCGTGCAATTACAAGGAGTCCAAGTGACTTCAGATATCCTAGCGTTGCTAGTCCGAAGAGACTTGGCATGATCCAATTCCAGAAGAACATAAAAACAAGCGGAGATATCAAGAGGTAACCAAAACCTGCTGCGATCTTGCGACCCAACTCTTCGTTGTCCATCTTATCAATCTTCGCCATCCATTCCTCAGTAGGAGGTGCTTCGACTTCTTCTTGTTTAACTTCTTTAGTTTTTCTTGGATCAATATAGACGCTCAAGATCTGTTACCCCATTTAATTTCTGGAAATGCTTCTGATACTACCGCCTTGGTAATACGATACTTCTTATGTAAGACTTTGTTTACTGCCTTAACAAATGCAGTAGCATCATCTCTATACAAACCTTCCAGTAGTTGAATAAACATATTCTCAACCTTCATGTTGGATAGATTGTCTGCTCCACCTTTAAAGTAGTAGTATACTTTCTTTGCTTCGACAAGCAAGTTAGTATGCTCAGTCCCCATCGGTGCTTCGTTGGGTCGGTAAGGTACGTCCTCTCCGAGTGGCACTCTTGGCACAACGGTGTCATCAAAGTTAATGATAAACATTGTGCGTAGTGCTTGACTGTTATTATCACGAAGAATTTTAATCTTCTCTGCCTTTGTCTTAGCAGAGTGAGCCTTTTGCAAGACCTCACATATCAATAGTTTTTGCATGATTAATCATCAGTGTCAGTAATTGTATCATCTTCCTCGGTTAAACGCAAGTAGAATAGATCTCCGTCATGGAAATTACCATTCTCATCATACATTTCTGGGTGCATAACTATCTTAGCATAGTCTGCCTTGGATTGCCACTCGTCAAATGCTGCTTTGATATTCCATGATATCAAAAACCCAACAAGAAAACTTCCAAGGGTGAGAAAGAAGGAGATATAAAGAAAAGTTAGATCTTCCATAGGTTACTCCTAATACTGTTAGTTTTATTTAGCCTGCTTACGACCAGGTCGTCGGTCTCTTTCATACTTCCATGCATCTTCTAGAATTTTGTAGAGATACTTCCTGATCTTTCTTGCTTCTGGTTTAGGGATGTGTCCGTATGCTTCACGCAATACTTTGTCTCCTCCCTTGATGTATGAGTCCAGATCTAGGACGGTTTCGCTGAGTGAGTTTGCAGTAGGGGATTCAATGAAGTTAGTAGTTTCTTTACGAGTATACTGTGCTCCCTTGAGATACCCATACATGTTAAAGAGGAAACGCTTCTTCTCGAATGCCTCATCGATTGATCTCTCGATCAACTCATACAATTCGTTAGCGTCTCTGATTTTCATTAGAGGAATTTTCCTTCTCGTAGATGTTTTACAGCGTCGGTGCATCCACCAACTTTTTGCCCACCAATGATTACCTGTGGGAAGGTAGCACCACGACCAAACTCTTGATAGAATGCATCGCGTCCGAAGTTAACATCAAGTTTCATCTCGTTGTAACTCCATCGATTCATATTATACACCTCTTTTATTTTTGTGCAATAGGGACAACCGTTTCTTGTATAGATTGTTGTAGTAGCAGGAATCTTTGCCATAATATTATAAAGAAAAAGAAAGGGGTCATATGACCCCTAGTTTATTATATAGGATTTGACTTAGAATACAAACTTAACGCCTGCTTTAGCACCCCAGTCAATGTCAGAGTCATTAGTTACTCCAGAGATTTCTCCGTAGAACTTATCGTATGATCCACCGACATAACCGATGAATTCTACATCACCGAATTCGTCACTTGTCTCTGTGTGAGTCACTGTAGGACCACCAGATACATAGTATCCAATTCCACCTTCTGTTTCTCCTTCATATCCAACTACTGTTTCGATTGATCCAGATGTATATGCTCCATCAGGATAAGATCCACTTGCTTCTATATTAACATATGGACCAGCAAAGGCTGCACCAGCTAATAGGAATGGAGATGCTGCTACTGCAGCGATTGTTGATTTAATCATTGTTGTTTTTAGTTTCTCGCAGAAAAAAATCCTGCGGATGTGAGAGTGCCCCGACATGGGTCTCATTTATCTACGCAGGGTTACGATCTTTCGAGTCCTTTGTATTGGTATTTAGTATACCTTATTACCGTCTGAATGTCAACGGTGTGCACCTCCTGACAGTCCCTGATGTAATTGATACATGCAAGTGATGCCGAAAATGCCTGTGTGATCGGGTGCATAATAGTAATCAGGGTGACTTGTTAGGTGAGTATTCCTACCCGATTCCCAAGAAGATCGCACCTGATGTATAAGCATACCATCATTCCACCATTTGTGTCCAACCCTTGTGGCACTTTTTTTACTGACCTCTTCCCAGTATCCAGAATTGTGCTTACTACCATACTGATAATGAAAAGCGAGAGCATCAATGTATGCCTCGATCATTCTACGATACCAGAGATTACCTAGCAATTTCTCCTCTAATGTTTGGCCATTAACAATATAGTCGCAGATTCTTTTTGCGACCATATCGTAATGGAGAAGTGAAAGTGCTTGAAGAGGCTCGAAGAATAGTAAAGCGTTACCATTCAGTGCCAACTTGTTATTGACAATCATATCGGGTGCGTATGAAGGCACCCATTCATAAAGATCCCCTTGTGAATAGAGGATCTCTGCGTCGAGATGAGTTTGATACTTCCTGTTGTAGAGGTAACCCGTTCTAGAAAGTCCCTTCTCAGGAAAAGGAAGACTAAACTTCCACCCATACTCATGTGCCAGATGATATGTATACTCTGGATGACCATTTATTTTATGGTCGTCAAAATATAATACACTATTAACACATGGTATGTCAATCTCTTTTCTATAATTACTTAGAGCACCCGAGCAGTTAATAACAAAATCGTATTCATTCTGCAGTGCATGCAATGCAGTAACACGTTTGCCAATAAACTTTACCCCTTTATATTTCTCAAGATTCTCTTGAAGAAATGGGTTGAGAGTTTTGGTATAGAAATGTATTGCATCTCTCTGTAAGAATCTATGAAAGAAATGCTCAGACTTACCCCATCCAACAAACTCAATCCCTTTCTTGCGTGAAGCAAGACCAAGAGATATAAGATCATCAATGGTTAAACCTAAAGTGCATTCAATCAGCGATGCAAATTGAGGTGTGGTTGACTCACCGACAGGGAGTTGGGAAGTTTCGGGATCATAATAACAATCGACTTGGATGTCGTACGTCAATAGATTCATGATGGATATCAATCCACCACTACCTCTACCGATCACAGCTACCTTCATTTACCTTCTAGATAATTTCTAATGTTTTCTGCCTCATCTGTTGAAGTATCAACAGGATCATGAGGAGAATCTATACCAACTTCTTGTCGATAATCTTCCACCATCTTATCATAGGGTACTTCTCTCAATTCGTCAACTATATTCTTTCCAGTAGGTTTCATATCCAGATCTCTAATGGTCTGAATAGGACTATTCCAATACCTTTTCATCTTCTTAAGCATCTTAGCACGACCCTTTGGATCATCCTTATACTTTTCAATGACGTCACGAAGGACTTTCAATTCTCTTGTTGTTTTTTGTAGAGATTTTTCTGCCCAGTCCTTGTGTCTCTTACGACCTGGCTGCTCACCAAAACCACTCATTACTGTACTCCGTTGATACGTACTTTAAATTTCACTCTGTCCTTGTATTCTTTCTTATCTATAAACCAATACATTGATTCCCTATTATGTGACTCTTGATAGTATGCATCATAAACAGGTCTCTTAGTATCTCTATACCCTCTTCCACCTGGCTCATAGTTGATTGCAATTTCTGCAGGTATGAGTTTACTTACAGGATTGTAACTACCAGAGACTGATCTATGTGGATCTAACGTCGGAGAGAAAGGTGATACAGAATTGGCAGTAGAATAATCAGTGATGCGATCAGTATACTTTGGTGGCCAATAGAATACAAACTCTTGACCCTCTCCATAACCGTCACCATAATCAAGGACTTCCAATAATTCTATTGTAGCATAGAAGTTAGTTGTTCGTCTACTACCTGTGCCATAACCCTCATTCTTTGCCCAGAATGTTATACCAACACGGATCTTAGCAGTGTTAGCACCGATGCCATGGTCTTCTTGGTTTTCATCATCCTCTGGTATCAACCAGTAGTCCTGTATGAAATAACCTGGCTCAAGTCTTGTATTAACCTCAGGATTCTGTTGCATACCATTGTATAGGTTGTCAACCATCCACTGTGTGTCAGCATCTTCTGCAAACCCATTCATCTTAGATTCATACCATGCAAAAGAATCAGAAGCATACTTCTGTAGTCTAGCGTAGTGTGTCTGTGTTTGTATGTGTCTCTTCACATCGTTAGGTGCATTGACTCCATCAATATACTGAGGACCTGTCTTACCATCTTTGAATAACATTCTGGTGAGCAACAGGTTAAAGTGCTGTGACTTGTCATCGGTATGGAAACCATAGGTATCAATGTATGAATTCCTATCTGTGCCATCCCATCCACGAATGACTGATCCTTTACGGTTAGTCCATGTCTGATACTTAGTATAGTTTGTAGTGTTGTTGTAAGTGGCATCAGTATTAACAGCAGCAGAATTCTCCCATACTTTATACCACTTCTGCGACTCTTCGATCTCTGCATTCTTATGTCTGTCTTCGTTGTTGTGTATGTAACACATGTCAAACCCAGTGATTGCTCCACCAACTCCTTTAGCTGACTCAGCTTCTGGATTTACAGTCGAAGGGTATGGAATAGACCTAGCGTCTCCGTCTTGCGTTTGTAGACGCATAGAGAAGGTGCTCTCGAAGAGATATGATTCCTCATCAAGTATTGCTATGCGTGGTGTAACATTACCAACAGTAGGACCACGCTTGATCTCAGTAACTTTAAATTTAACTACATCATCCTTGACAACACTGAAGAATTCTTCTGTGTGTAGTTTCTTTCCTATCTCTGGCCACTCACCTGCTTTAAACTTGCCTTCCCAAACAGCAGATCCATTAACTGATAGTTGTAATACAAATACAATACAGTCACCTGATAGACCTTGAGTGATACCACCCATACTACGAAGAGAAAACTTTCCAGTGTGTAGTATCGTAGATTTCTGTGTCCTATTAACTTGGAATAGATATTCACCAATACATTTACCACACCCTACGTCACTACTATTACCTGTCACATCTACAACTAGAGATCCACAGTCAGCTCTCATCAGCATGACATCTTTGAATGAAGTCTTAAACAATCTAGGATCACAGTCATTCTTAGTGAGCATAGGTTTGGTTACAGGTGTAGGTGAATCATTCTCCCAAACATAACATTGAATACCTTCATATGTTGTTGATCCACCTGCCCATATGACTTCATGCCAGAATTTACAGTCATCAAAGTCACTGTCACCACCAATCAGATCTTCCCACCATTGCCAGTGGTCACCCTTCCATACTGTATAGTCTCTACTATCACTTACAGATCCTCTAGGATTCAATGCATCATTAGAGAAGAGTGTGTAATTAGATTCTGCTGATGCAATACCAGTAATCCTCCACCCATCAGAGAGCTGAGAGAATGATGTGAATGTATCACCTACATTGTATGAGTTTAGTTGAGCACCATTGGACACAAGGGCAAACCCTAAGTTTCCTCCCTTGTATTGTTGTAGGATAGTGATAGGTATAGTATGTTGTGACATACCAGTTTGATTGGTTGCATCTACGACCAAGAGCTGAGCCCACCTCGGCACACCATCTGTTTCAATGTATGCAAACAAAGTATTTCTATAACCTGCTCCACCCTTCTCTACATCAATATTCATTACTATGACATTGCTAACATCATTAGGAATGAGATAGTAATTCCTATTAGAAGCTTTAGTTGGTGGCTCTAATACAGTTTGCTTACGGATAGTATAGTAATGATCATGATCTTCTGTTATTCCTGAGTTCGCCTTAGAGATATTAGATATTCTTATAGTGCCATTACAATCATCATGAAGGTCATCAAATAGACAGATAGACTTACCACCATTGTATATTCTATCTGCTAGTGGTGAGTTTCTACTGTTTAAATTCTGGAATGAAATAGGATATGATCCTACACCTATGTTAGTGAATCTTTCAGTCTGCCTACCAGTATAGTTGTTGTTACGAGTGAAAGTCCTATTGTCAATAGTAAATGAGTCAAGGCAAACTCCTGCTGAGTTGTATGTATCTTTCCATGACCACTCAATAGTAAAGTCAACACTGCCACCTGCTACTACGATATTATTACCAGAGAATACAACTGTGTTAGGAGTCTTGATTCTATCTAAGTATCTGTGCAATGCCATTCCCTTCTCTACGCTAGTCAGATAAGGTGCCATGGCAGCAGGATCTTCATATGCATATCCTAATATCTCAACGAAACCCTGTTGAGAGGCATTCATAGTCGCTCTCTCACCTTCACCTTCAGCGTCTGGTTGTCCTGGATTAGTTGTAAGAAATGTATCTACTGTTGCAGAGGAATAGTATTTGTATACTGGGACTGATCTATCATCTTTCTTTCTCTCATGCAAATAAAATACAGGTTGACTCGATGTCAGAGTATATCCTGATGGTGCTGTGGATGATGTGCCATAGTCATGGTTAGTGCCAGCAGCATTACCCTCGATGACCATGAGTGCAACGTTGAAACTAGCGAGGTCACCTGTGAATGTAGCTGATGCCTCTGTACCTACAGCAGGTAAGGTGCCAGTGTATGTCGCATACCAGTTACTATCATACTCACCACCATCTAAGAATGGCTCGACTGTAAGAGTTACAGTAGCACTACCTATCGTAGCTGTATATGTTTTAGTAGAAGTGGTATTCCATATACTGTTACCGCCAGGATTCTCAATCTTATTTCCATTCCATGTGCCATCATAGTTTGTAGTCACACCTAGTAGATTGTGTAGACCACTTCCATATGGTTTGAATGCAAGGATAGCACCCTTGCCTTTTACATACTCGTAGATACCAACTCTGTTAGGGAAGCAGTTAGCAATACAGAATGACTTAACATTACCATTGTATCCTCTAGGGTAGAAGGTAACACAGTCTTGACTTGGTGGTTTCCATGCACCGTCAACGTATGGTTTGAAGAGACACTCGAGTGCATCCTCTACACATGCTGCCCAACCACTATTTGATTGCTCTGGTGGACAATAGAATCTTTCTTTAGTATCAGTCCTCTCCCAGTTACCATCGCCAAGATCAGTAACTAAATTATCTCTTTGAAACTGCCATAACTTATCACAATTCTTATCACCTGTGCCTAGAGTAGGTGGAAATATACCACCACCTATAGGAGGTAGACCCAATGGAAATTCTGTGCATGTCCTAGGATCTGTAGCATACTTCTCACACTCTGGACAGAATGGTAGGTATGGAAACATGTCACAGATCATATCGATCGGTGGGTCTGTCTGTAGTGAGGGTATAGATGGTGTAGGTATATCAACATCGGGTTGACCAATACCACTATCATCTGTTGCTCTTGGTGGATAACATCTTCCCACCAAAGATCTAATCACTGCTCTAGGATCTATGTCCTCATTAGATGGAGGTGCAGATGGAGGTGTAGGTAAGTCTGGAGATGTGCCTCGGTCTACACTGTTAGGTAGTGGAATAGGACCATAGCATCTATTAGCAGGGTTGTCTGCAGGACTTTGATACGTTGGTGCACCACTAGATTCTGCTGCAGGTGGTGTTACTAACGTTATCTGTATAGGGTTAGATGAATCTAAAGGGTTAGGTGTAAGACTCTCTTCTCTGAAAGGACCATAGCACCTTCCATCTGCTCCAAGCACAGGGTCACTAGACTGCACGTTAGATCGTGGGTCACTAGGAATATACCTCGTAATGTTACGAGGATTCTGAGCGTCTAGTGCATTAGATTGTAGTTGCGGGATGGTCGGAGAGTAACTCCCACCATAACACCTTGGATCCGCTGTCATTACAACTAGTTAGGTATCTTTATTTATTTCCTCATCTTTAGTCTTGTACGCCCACTCATCTGTGTGTCCGACTGACCACCATTTAGGTAGTGTCTCTACTGCATAGTTTTGTGTGCAGACTTTAAAGTCAGGTTTCTTTAGGTTATCATTATCAACCAGACTGTTGTCAAAGAATTGACATCTGTTGTTAGGTTGTGCAGCAAACTGTCCGTTGTCTAGTGCAATGATATTAAATGTCTTGTGCTCTGGATCATGCTCTGAGAAGTTTGTATCTAATACAGAGAAGTCAGGATGTGCTGTGTCGATAGTAAACTCATACTCACCAGGATGCATCTTCTTATCCTTACCAAAGAAAGAGCAGCGACCAAGGATAGGTTTCTCTACAACTGTAATGTTATAGTCAAAACAATC